ATATACTTAAAACAACAATCTCTTTAGATATAGCCTTGTCGGGTGGGATTCCAGATGGAACAGTATGTTTATTGTCTGGAAAACCAAAAGCTGGTAAAACATCTCTGTGTTTAGAAATATTGAAAAATGCAATTATCGATAAGAGGCCAGCGTTTTATTTAGACATTGAACGAAGATGTAAACCATCTTTGTTGAAAACTATAAGGGGGCTTGATTGTTCAAAACTTCAAATGATCAGAGAACAAGAACAACAGCTTTCTGCTCAAGAATGGCTGGATATCCTAGAAAGAACTATTAAATCAAATCCAAAAGCTGTTATAGTAGTGGATAGCATAGCTATGTTGTCTACCATGACTGAAAGGTCGGAAGCAGTTGGCTCAAACAAAGACATGTCTGGTGCGCCAAAATTACTGGCATCTTTTTTTCGACGAATGCAACAAATTATAGATAAAAATGATATTGTTTTAATCTTTATTTCCCAATTGATGACAAATAGAGATCCAATGTCAAACACTAAGTGGATAGAAAAAGGTGGAGTTGCTGTTCAATATGCAGTTTCTGTCTGGATAAATGTTTCTTACACAAAATTATGGCCAAGAAATGACAAAACACAAGCGCCAAGTGGACATGACATTATATGTAAAATTCTTTCTTCAGCATTGGGTAAGCCATATCTACCATGTGCCATTCCATTAAGATATGGAGATGGAATAGATTACATACAAGATGTTATCTACAATGCAGAAAATTATGGTTTAATAGAAAAAAGTGGAGCATGGTATGCCATACCAATGTTGCAAAAAAAAGATCAAGATGCTAAAAAATTCCAAGGAACAAATAGAATTAGACAATTTCTTCTCGACAATCCAAAAGATTTAATAAAACTGGATAACGAGATTAGATCTATGGTTTTATCAGATGATTGTTAAAGTTCTCGACGGGAAAGAAATTAACCTTAATTTACAAAAATTTTTATTTGATAAAAATAAAACATGTAGATCTAAGTTTCAATACAGTATCGGACTAGATTTGTTGTCCGAATATCCAAACGACTTAATTTTTCAAGAAGTATATATCAAAAAAGAAAATTTAGTTTTAGATTTTTTTATTCCGTCTTTAAGCTTGGTTGTTGAATGCCACGGAAGACAACATACTAATTATGTTCCATTTTTTCATCGTAGTAAAGTAGAGTTTCACAAGCAGCAAATTAGAGATCAAAGGAAAAGAGACTGGTGCTCTTTAAATAACTTTAAGATGATAGAAGTTTATGTCAAATAGTGATCAATTATCTTTAGACTTCCAGTATAAAAGATATGAAAAAGACATGTCTAATTGGGAAAAGTCTCTTTCTTTACCAAAGTATCAAATAGACGACAGTGAAATTCAAAAACTATTAACCCTAACAATTAAACAAATAAAAGAATTATCATCACTACAGGTTGCTGAATATGTCTATGTTCTTACTCAGTATTCTGCGTTTCTACAAGACCAGTCTAATAAATGCAGTACCTTTTTAAAATGGTCTAGCTATAGTTCCAAGATAATAAAAAAAGAAGATCAGCATAAATTCAATAGGTGGGTACAAAATATTGAGATGAGACAAACAAGATTAAATTATATGTCAAGAAAAATAGAAAAAATTGCCGAAAGTCTATATAATATATGTATAGGTAAAAACGTTGAAAGGAAATATAGTGAGCATAACAAGCAATCTTAAAAAAGCTATACTCGCAAAAAACTGGAAAATAGTTCATGATCTATATGAAGACTTGACTGGTGAATCAGCGATGGATAAGCCGTTGAAAAATAAAAAGACTACCAAGAAAAAATCTAAAAAGAAATCATCAAACAAGAAAAACAACAACCAAGTTGTGACTCAAACTGAAAAGACTGGTGTTGGTGGTAGAAAAACCGTCCTACTTACGGATGAGATTCCATCTGAACAACACAAAACAATAGAAGATGAAGTGCGATCGAATCTTAAAAGAGCAAAAAATACCAAGACGGTCAGGGGGCAAAGAAAAACAAAGAAACACAAAGTCATGTGTAACGAATGCGAGAACTCTTTTGATTCTATGATAGCCGCGAATACTATTGGACAAAAGTGTCCCAAGTGTCTAAAACAAAAAATTGCAGGTAGATAATGTCAAAACAATCTTTTAATGCAAAACTACAGGACGCAGGACTAGAAAGATCTGTTCTATCTGCTATTATGTGCCATGGTGCCAGTCTATTCTTAGATATGAGTGAGCTACTTTCTGCCAGCGATTTCTATTGGCATCAAAATCAAAAATTATATCATGTGTTTTCGTTTCTGGTCAAAGAAAATGATACGCAGATTTTTGATGTTCCAACAATATTATCAACATGTAAATCGAAATCCTTTCAACTTTTCGAGAGAGAAAACGACCACCTAGAATATATAGAATCTCTGATGATAGGACCGCCAGATAAAGACAATGCAATTTCACTATCTATTAAACTATACAAGCTTTCATTAGCTAGACAAGGTGTGACAAGACTGGTTGATGTCAAAAATAAATTAGTTGACATAAATGGCGACGAAAACATAGATGACATAATTTCTATGATAGAAGATCCTGTTTTTGATTTTACTGGAAAGATTGTTTCAAAAAGCAACAACACTGTTCAAATTGGTGAAAACATATTAGAATCCGTAGAAGAATTAGCAAAGAACAAACAGGAGATGCCTGGGTTGTCAACGGGATATCCTAAATGGGATATAGCATTAGGGGGCGGGTTAAGAAGAGGAACCGTCACAGTTGTAGGAGCAAGGCCCAAAATAGGAAAGAGCTTCTTCTGCCTAAATGTGGCAAACCACATGGCGAGAAACGGAATTCCAGTTCTTTATTTGGATACAGAGCTAACGAGACAAATACAGATGCTCAGACTAATTTCTTTGTCTAGCGAAGTATTACTAAATCATGTAGAAACTGGAAAATTTGTAGAAAACAAAGAAGAGAAAATGAAGGTGTGGAATAGCTGTAAGGATATTCAATCTCTGCCATTAACCCATTCTATGATTGCTGGAGAAAGTATCAAAAATATTTTATCGTCTTCAAGAAGGTGGCTAACAAAAACAGTTGGGTTTGAGGATAATGGATGTGCTAAACCATGTCTTATTATATACGATTATTTAAAACTCACAGGTTCTTCTGATATCAAACACAACATACAAGAAACACAATTATTGGGATTTTTGATATCTGCCATACATGATTTTTCAACAAAATATGGTATACCCACATTGGCGACAGTGCAATTAAACAGAGATGGTGTTAAAAACGACGGAGGTGAATTTGCTGCTGGATCTGATAGATTTCTATGGTTGGGGTCAAGCTTTACAATTTTGAAGAAGAAAACAACCACAGATCTACAGGAAGATCCTCCCTCAAATGGATTGAAAAAACTTCTTGTAACAGACACTAGGTTTGGTCCTGGAATGGCAGAAGGTGAATATATTAACATCATAGACAATTTATCACACGCTGAATTTAAAGAAGGTCTAAATAATTCAGAAGCTATGAATGATAGTTTTATCAACGAAACAGAAATTTAAAAATAAAAAATGCAATTAGACAACAAACAGATTAATTTTATTCAAGATAGAGCTAATGAACGCATCATTGAAATATTTGAGGCATTGGATATAGACTATATAGAAAATGGAGATTATATTCAATCCGCATGTCCTGTACACGAAGGAGATAATCCAAGGGCATTGTATTGGGCAACACAATCGTGTCACTGGAAATGTATGACACATCATTGTGAACAAGATGAATCTACTGGTGGATCGACCAGTGTTTTTGGCTTAGTAAGAGGAACATTATTTGCTAGGACGGGTAAAAAATGCTCTTTTAGAGAAGCTATTAATTTTGTCTCTGGAGTTTTAGGGATAAACAACAACGCGATTGATAATTCCTCTCTTAGCGACAGAGATTTTGAATTGCAAAAAATAGTTAAACAATATAAGTCAAGAATCAGACAAAATATATCTGACGTAAACCTACAACACTTATCAACTGTTGTCCCACTTTTAAAACCAGATACGACCTACTACCCAAAAAGAGGAGTTTCACAAGGAATCATAGATAAGTATCATATATCTATATGTTTAGATCAAACAAAACCATTTAAGAATAGAGCATTTTTCCCGATACTTGATGAATCAGGAAAGTATGTAATGGGATGGAGTGGTAGGAGTATATATGGCGAATGTAATGAATGCCACTTATACCATCACGCAAAAGTTAGTTGTCCAAGCAAAGAATATTTTGGGATATACGCGAAATGGAGACATTCAAAAAATCTTAGTAAAGAAAAATGTTTATATAACTTTTCTTTTGCCAAAATACATATAGGGAAAGAGCAAACTGCTATTATTTGTGAAGGACCAGGAGATGTTTGGTCATTAGAAACTGCTGGAATTAAAAACAGCGTTGCTATATTCGGTCTTAGTATCTCTAAGCAACAAAGAAAATTATTACAAAAAGCAGGAGCATTAACTCTCTATATTGTGTTAGATAGCGATATTCCAGGACAAGAGGCGATAGAAAGAATAAAAAAGAATTTAATGTATTATTTTCAACTTAAATTTATCTCACTAGATAAGCACGATCTAGGAGAAATGAAACCTGAAGAAATTTATAAATTGGAGATTAATTAATATGTCATCAATAATTTGTTTATCTGGAAAAAAAAGATCTGGTAAAAATACTGCTGCGAACTACATAGCTGGAGCATATTTATTACGAACACAACAAATAGTAGATTTTAGTATAGATACAAATGGACTACTTCATATTCGCATGATAGATAGTAGCCCATGGATTACCGTTAATGAAAATGAATTTTCAAGCTTTGACTTTAAACACATAAAATTCTATAGCTTTGCAGATCCTCTTAAAATATTTTGTATGGATGTTTTTGGCTTGACTTACGAACAATGTTATGGAACAGAAAAACAAAAAAATAGTTTAACAAACATACAATATAAAAATCTTCCACAATCTCATCAATCTGATTTAGAATCCACACCTGAATGCAACGAATACTTAACAGCTAGGCGTGTATTACAATATTTTGGAACAGATGTTGTTAGAAGAATGTGTGCTGACGCATGGGTGAATGCGACAATTAGTAAGATTAAAAGAGATAATCCAAAAGTAGCTATTATTACTGATGCAAGATTTCCTAATGAAATTATAGGGATTGGACAGATTGGTGGAAAAACTATTAGATTGTCAAGAGATGTATGTGAAAACGACCCACATGCATCTGAAAAAGCGCTTGATGATTTTCCACTAGATCAATATTCCCACATAGTGGATAACCAAAATGTAAATGTAGGAGAACAAAATCGATTAATTCAAGAATTATTGAAAGAACTAATATGAGAGTAGATCAAGAAGAAAAATATTGTTTTAATGACATTTTGCTTGTTCCTGAATGCTCTAGTCTACAATCAAGAAATGATCCAGATATTTCTACGTCAATAGGTAATATTGAACTATCAACGCCTATTATATCTTCTCCAATGGATTCTATAACAGAACACAAAATGGTTGACGCCATGTGTAAAATAGGTGGCTTGGGAATACTAACAAGATATATTCATCTTGACGAAAAAGAAGAAATAGAAAAACAAATTCACGAAATAGAATTATTAAAAAAACTAGGTGTGGAACACATAGGTTGTGCAATAGGGATTAAAAATTCATTAAACAAAACGAAAAGGCTAGTAGATTCAGGATGCAATGTAATCTGCATAGATGTGGCCCATTGTGATCATCGTCTTGCATATGCGGCCATAAGTTCTGTATTGTCGGATAGAGAAAAAAATAATTGTAATTACAATGTGATAGCTGGAAATGTATGTACCCCATTAGCTGCAACAAATTTGGCCGCAATTGGTGTAGATGCAATCAAAGTTGGAGTTGGTCCTGGGGCTGTTTGCACGACAAGAAAAGTTACAGGATTTGGAGTGCCTCAACTATCTGCCATCTCCGATTGCCATAACGCTATCTGTGGTAAATATCCTGATGTGTCTATTATAGCAGATGGTGGTATTAGAAATTCTGGAGATATGGTTAAAAGCTTGTGGGCCGGTGCAGATGCCTGTATGGTTGGTTATATGTTGGCTGGAACAGATTGTTGTCCAGATATCGAAGGTAAAAAGAGATACAGGGGAATGAGTAGTAGGAATGTTTCACGCAGAGAGGATATTGCTCCGGAGGGAATAGATATTGCCGTGAAATATAAGGGTCAAACAATTGATGTACTACAAGAATTGGCTTTGGGGATTAGATCTGGATTAGCTATGGGTGGATGCAGAACCATAGGAGAACTCAGAGAAAAGGTCAGGGCTGTTAAAATTAGTAGTGCGTCCAGACAAGAAAGTCAAACATTATGTCAGTAATAAAAGCAAAACATTCTCTAAAACAAATTATTTCTCAAGAAGAGATACAAAACGCTGTTGTTTCCATTGCAAACGATTTAAATATGAAATATGGAGAAACTAATCCATTGGTTATCTTCATAGAAGATGGTGCTCGTAGATTCTATTACGATCTATTTAAGTATTTCCAATTTTTCCCCTATAATTTATGTGCGAGCTATAAAACCTACGCTGGAACGAATAGACAAAAAGGGGCTGTGGTAAAAGAGATAGATATGCTCACAGCAGCATCTCGTGATAAAGAAATAATTTTGATTGACGACATAATAGACAGTGGACATACCCTAGATTATTTTATTAAACTGTGCGAAGGGGCTGGTTGCAAATCTGTAGAAACATGTGTGTTGTTAAATAAAGAATCAAAAAGAGAAACTGCATACAGTCCAGATTACAGTGGGTTTATTGTTGACGATGTTTTCGTTGTTGGCTATGGAATGGATTATTGTGATGAGTATAGAGACCTTGATTTTATAGCAGAGTTAAAAATAGATGAAAATTGTTAAATGTAGTAAGAGTTTATTAGAAACATACAATCATTGTTCTTTCAAATATTTTTTACAGTATGTGCTTGAACTTGAAACAGTTTCGGGTAAAGCTGCTGTTATGGGGAACATAGTACACAGTGTGTTGGAGTGGAT